GATCAAGCTCATCACCACGCACTGCTTTGATGGCATCAACCATCACTTCACGGGCAGCTTTGCCAGCGAAATCATAAGCACTGTCCAGAACAGGCTTGGCTTTCTCAATGAGAGCCACGCGCTCTTCAACCATGGAATCAAGGTTGACTTCCTGGGCAGTAGCGAGTTCAGTTTTCAGTTCTTCGACTTGCTCGGCCAGGGCATCGGCCCGCCCTTCGGCAGCGTCCATTTTGCCCTTCATTTCCTTTTCCATAGCATCCATTTCGGACTTCATGGAATCAGCAGCGGCCTGCAATTCGTCGTACTTTTTCTTCATGTCCTCGTAGGACATTTTGGCGTCATCGCGTTCTTTAGTGATCGCAAGAGCAACGCTCTCCGTCACTTCAAACTCGGCGCCATCAAAAACGACCTTTGCAGTCATTAGATGGTCTCCTGTATTAGAGATTAATGATGGATCAGCAGCATCTTGGCGATCAAGATGAAGCTTCACTTGCGGGCCAGCGCGGCCCCGACGAACAACGGCGATGTGATTACCGATGATTTCCTTTTGGATGCCATCGTAATGTTCGCCATTTTCTGTAACGCCAGGCGTGGGATCATAATTCACCCTATAGCCCGCGCTCACCTCACGAGCATCCCCTTTCATGATGCGTTCAATGGTATCTTCGTCAGTAATTGTCATCACTGCCTTTACAAAACCATTGTCATACACCACTTCAGTGCCGCTAAATCCTACTTGGTAGTTTTTAGTATTCTCGGAATCGAGAAGCACTGGAGGATGTTCCGAAGTAATGGCCTTACCCGCAAATGAGGCAAGACTTTCGGGAGACGCCACTTCCGTTTCGGGACGATATTCACGCCTAATGGATCCATCGCTATCAGTGTAGTGTTGGATGCCAGTGCGTGCAATTGAAGCCCACGCCCGAAGATAACCTTCAGGAGTGAGTTCATATTTCTCAATTGGAGAGAAATCGTATCGGCAAGAGGTGGTGCTCATATTCATACTTTATCAAGAATGGAATGTTATACTTTATGAGCTTATGCAAAACGGAATAAATTTTTGTGATGTTCTTGGCACGTAGCACGACAGATGCTCTTAAACTTCCCCATCAAGAAGCTCGCATTCTCATTGCTTCTCGCATTAAAGAAGCCCGGCTTAATGCCGGGCTCACACAACATGACGTAGCAAAAGAACTTCACATCAGTCAAAGCTCTTACTGCCGCATTGAAAAAGGCACTGCTCCGCCAGATTGCGTGCAAATTCGCACCCTTAGCGGCCTCTATGGAATTAGTGTGTTGTGGCTGATGGGCTACCCATCATTCATTGCAAAGATTAGTTGATTTCCCAATAAATGCCGTTTATTGAGAAAACGAATAATCAATCCTCCTCGTCGTCTTCCCCGTGAATACTGGCAAGCTGATGCTCAATATCTTCCATGATGTAAGACTTTGCCATCGCCTCAATTTCAAAAGTCAAAAACTTGGTCGGCTCAAAGTGAGGGTCAGGCTTTTCGTAAACGCTCATCACATAAATATGAGTTTCGTCTAATCGACCATTTTTGAAGCATTGCTTCTCAACAAGTTCCCACCGCGAAGTGTTGCGATGCTCATTAGCAGAAAGAATAGACAGCGCCTTCAAAAGACCAATACCTTCATCTTCTTCTTCGATGACACGTACGTATTCGCTCATTGGTCTTTTTTGCGACTCTCTACCATCTTAATGATGCGATTTGCCCATGCCCTACCAGCATCAGAGCCCCAGAGGAGCCACGCGATTCGACCTGCATCATCCTCTCCGCCACTTTTATTTTTCTCATGCCTTGAGAAAAACGCAGCCATGCGTTTAATCGTCTCATAGCTTACCTTCTCGCCATTGGCCAAGCTTGTAGCTCTTGCCACTCCACTCCCAATGCCCTGCTTGCCCGCTTCTTGCGTCGTCAAGCCGCCCTTGCCATGCTTCTTGCGCAGTTCTAGCCCTCGTCGCGCAGCGGCCCGTACAGAGGCAGGAGGGGCAAAGCTTTCAGCGTCGCCCCTCAGTCCTTTCCCAGGCTATCCTCCATTTCCTCTTCTTCTTCGCCTGCAATCTCCTTGAAGAAGCCCATGTAGTATTCGTCACTTTGATCTTTCTTGGGCTTACGCGTCATGCCAGCTTCTGAAAGGGCAATGGCAAGAGCACGCTTGGGATCGGTGATTTTCTCTCCGCTGCTACTCTTAAGCTGGCCACTCTTAAATTCTTTCATGACAAGGCGAATCTTCGCTTGCTTCTCTTTCTTGGTCATTTCTTGATTCCCCAGAAATACAAATCACAAGAGCTGCTATTAAGGCTAAAGCACTTCTCCTTAAACATGAAGTCAAAGTTAAACATTCCCTCAAAATTCTCTTGCGTGAGATTGCAGTAGTAGGACCAGCCTTCTGCAATGGTGAGCGGAGAATCCTGAGGCGTGGTGCGAGACGTACCATGCTCAGGACGACCAGTAGTGGCGCAAGTGAAAATAACAAGCCCTCCGTTCTTTGTCAGGCTCACCATGTTTGCGAAAGTTGCCTCCCAATAGGGGTTGTGCTCAAAACATTCGCAAGAAATAACGCAGTCAAACTTCTTCTTGCTCTTGTATTTATGCCCGCCGGATACAACGTCCACGCCAGGCCCTTCGCCAATGTCAATACCAATGTATTCCTCAGCGTCAAAGAAATCACGCACTGTCCCGTTGATGTTGAGACTGCCCACTTCCAACACTCGCCCTCCATGAAAGAACTGAGGGAACCGCGCTTTGACGGAAGCAATGTATTCAGCTTGTTCTTTGTGGGCCATGATCAAGGAATGAAAGCAATGGGAGCAGTGGCAATCTTCATGCCAGGTAAGAGCCTGTCACGATAAAGAACCATGCCAGTGATGAGCCTTTCGGCTATAAAAGCAATTGCGCGCTTATCGTACCCTTCGATGGAAAGAAAAAGCTCCTTGTGCTTCTCCCAAAGTGGGACAATGCCATTGAAAAGCACAGTCATGAAACGCTTGTAATTTTGCTTGCTGCCTCGCGCCATATTGCAACCAATAAACGAAGACTGAGCCCACACTGCATCAATCTCCTCTCGCGAGAAAATCCACTTGCCACTATCGGCCATTACCCTCGTCAATGCAGGCGCATCAAACGCCTTGTGCCCTCCATAGAACTGCTGCTCAAGGCTGCAGCCAAATTCAGCAGGCTCTGGCACATAAAGCGTAGCAGGATCGTACCATTCATCTTTCGGCTCCACCCACTTGCGGCGATACTGAGCATTGCCAATAAGCGGCTCACAGGCGTTCAAGATCATCCAATGCACACAGCTTAGTTCTCCCCAGAAGTGGTTCAATGGAGAAAGGAAAGCTCCCTCGTCGTCAAACGCATAGCCTTGCTCTCGCAATTGCTGCCGCTCATCTTGGGCAATACTGAACGCACCTCCCATGATTGGCTTAATGCAAGACTGAGCTTCGTAGCGCACCTTTTGTCCAGGGATACACACTGCATAAATCGTGTCTTCGCGATCAGCCATACACTTGACGATCCCTCCATAGCTCGTTGTAGTTATTCACGCCCTTGGCGCCAAGGTCAGTTAAGTTACCACCACCAGCAGGCTTGCTCCAAGCCATGATTGTGCCATCTGGAAGAACAAAGGCCCTATTCTTTTGTCCATGTGTGGGCGTCAGCTCAAGATAATCGCCGTAAATAAAATCAGCATCGCTGCCATTCGCTGCCAATGCTTTGCCAAGCAACGTAGGTCCAGTAGGGCACAATGGCGTGATGCCGTAATATTTCTCAATGCAATTAGCCACAATCATTTCAATCGCAGTTTGCAAAGCAGGATTGTCTGGCTTGGAATAGAGCACAGTAGTGGCACAAGCCCAGCTCGTGAAGCTAAAACGCTGAATGTCACGGAAAGCAAGAAACTTCACGCGATCACCAAGCTCCACTGCATTGAAAGCTCTCACGCCAATGTCGAAGTACCAACCACCAAGCTTATTCAGCAGGCAAAAACGACCAAGATCAGCCTTGTAAGAAAATGGCTTCAAAGCGTCATACGCCCACAACACTTCTTCTCCATAGTTATCGGCAATGAAGGCTCGCAGCGAATCCGCGTTGTAAATAACATGCTTTGCCTCGGGAAAACATGCATCAATAGTGCCAGTGGCATGCTTCAAGAAAGGGCTAAGCTCTTCTGAAGGATTGGTAGAAAGAAAGATTTGTGAAACTTGCATGATCAACCAATTTTTACAGGAGTACCAAAGCCTTTGAACTCGGGCTCAGGCGCCTTGGTTTCAAGCGTGCGCCGAACAACTTCCAAAAGCTGCTGTTGAATATGGGGCCAAGTGAAGAACTCCTCACGCAAGCGCTTTGCGCACCATTGGCCATCTTTCTTCAAGATGTCGCGATTGTCATAGTAATAATTCAAAATCTCTGCAGCACTATCAGGATCAGGAAGCGGGCGCTCTAAACCATAGTTCCTATCTGTCTCATAGGCATTACATGAAATACGAGGCACTTCATCAAAGATTTCAGTCAAGCTCGTATGATCTGGCACCACCTGTGCCACGCCAACTGAACCATGCTCAGTATTGACCAAGCCCCAGCCCTCACCAATGCAAGTGTTAATGCCAACATCCACAGCGTTGTAAACCATATTGAGTTGCTCAACGGGAAGACAGTTGTGCGTGGAAAAATTGGGGCTGGTCAAAATGAGCTTACCAGTCGAATCATATCCCTCATCACGCGCCACTCGCTTAAATAATGGAACAATATCCCATCCCATATCTTTCTTGCCCATGTTGAGACATAGCCGTGCATCATCCTTATCCTTGGCGAATTTGATAAATGCTTTGATGGTCAAATCAATGCGCTTGCGTGGCTGGTTCCTGTTGCCATTGAAAACAATGAACACATCCTTTGGAACTCCTAGTTTCTTGCGGCATTCTTCTTTGTCCATGGGGAAGAATTTTTCAAAATCAGTGCCATGACCAATAATGTCAATCGGCTTGTCATAGCCCATCAGCTCCAGTTCTTTCTTCGCGAATGCCGTATAAGTGGCGAGACCATCCCACTCATCCATCGGAGCTTTCAACTCAGGGAATAACCCATAGGAATCAATGGGAGTGTAGACAAACCATTTAAAACCAATTTGCTCTTTCAAGCCTTTTGCTTTTTCCCATAGCTGCAATGCCACCCAAATGTCATTGGTGGTCCAAATCAAATCAGGCTCAACTGTGCTGATCACTTCAGCAATGCGATGAGATCCAAATGGATCGGAGCCATAAGCCATGGCTGGATACATCTTGCAATATTGCTGCATTTCATTTGGATCGCCGTGCCAATTCACAGCCAAAGCATGCACTTCATGCTCCTGAGCCAATGCGGGAATCAAATATTCTGCAACACGGCCAAAGCCAGTTTGCACTCCCACATCGCCACAATAAAGAATACGAGCCATTGGACAAAATAAGCTTGCCCAATACTACAAGCAAGAATTACACCTGCACACTTGGCGCTTGTTGGCGAAAATACTTAACGCTGCAGCGACAGTTGGCTTTGCATGCACAACGTTGTCCGGGAAGAGGCACGCTACCAATTGGCACCATGCCGCGAGCAGCATAGTCAAGGCAATCTTGGCAATGCTTTGCTTGCGAATCAAGAATACGACGCATTAAAGAGTACCCTTGTTTTTCGGATCTAATCGCAACTCCTTCCCAGTAAGTACCTCGCACGCTTTGAGCATAGAGCCCAATACGAGCAGCAGCCATGGGATAAGAAACGCGAGCATCCAAAAGATCGCGAGCAAAACCCTGTAGGTAAGCATATTCCACACGGAGACGCTGCCCGATGCGCCCCCAATCGGCTGCTGACATTGTTTCTCGCCCACCATTGCCAATGATTGCCGCCTGTACGTGAACAAGCTTAAGAGCTTCCCTTACGCTTCCTTGCCATTGATCCAATGTAATAGAGCCATCGCTAAGCATGCGTGTAAAACGCCGTAGCTCAGCACCAAGCTTGTTAATTCGACCATCCACCAATGCTTCCACTGCACGCTGACTAAGGAATCGTCCATTAGCGCCGCGATACCGACCACTAATAGGGTCGTAGCGCCAGGATGATTCATCAAAGCGAGCAATGGTTTCAGAAAATTGAGAAAGATCATTGAGGCTGGACATCCTCTGCCTCCAGAATGTCTTTGAAGCGCTCAGGCGCTTCTTCTTTCCATTGATTCAATGCGGCAGAAATGTCTTCTTCATCAATGAGAGAAGCTTCATCAATATCAGCAAGAATGAGGCCGCTGGTTTTCAACGGATCAATTGCATCCTCCTTGAAGTATTCGGCAGTGGTCTTTTTCCCTTTAAATGCTCCTTCCATAGAGCCATGCTTTTTCTTGTATAGATCTTTGTACTTCCGCGTTACATAAGCACCAGCAACTGCGCTTGGCCATTCCTTAAATTTTGATTTTGCTGCTGCTACTGCTTGACGATGCAGCTCCTTATCAGTGAACTCCACGTCTCCACGCATTTTCTCTAGGTCACGCGGAAGATAAAGACCAGCCGCGTCTTGCACTTCACGGCTTCCGTCCATGGGAAGCGTGCCATTTTCTTCATTCATGGGATCACGCCCACCAGGAGGCACTGCCAAACCACCCCGCTTGGGAGTGGTTCCACTCATTTCTGGGGTGGGCATTTCATTGGCGCGTTCCACTGACGGATCGAGCGTAAGTTCCATGCTCCACTCAGAACCGCCATAACGAGCATCTGCCACTTCCTTGGGCGTCAATACTCCCAGTTGGATGTAGCGGCCATCTACAGCCGCCACGCGAGCCCTTACGTCAGCCATTTCACGCTCATTCAGCTCGAACAATGGATTAAAGGCAATGCGCCATGAATCAGGCACTTCCCCTTTCGTCGGACCTTCCTTGCTCAGCATGATGTATTCAAGCAGCTTCTTCATTGGACGCTTGAAATGGACGCTCTGATAATCAGAAAGCATCTTTGCAAAATCACGCTCTTCGCTGCGACCAGTGGAACCAAGACCACTCGGACTTTCACCAAATAGCACTGTATGAGGAATTTTGCTGGCGCCAATAATATCCACGCGCAGCTTTTCTAAGATTTCCCCAATGCCGCCAAAGTTACGACTAATAAATTCAAGCTCTTCCTTTTCTGCATCAATTGCATAGCCGCGATAAATGCTCTTACTCATGTCATTCACTTGTAGGCGATCACGGATGGAGCTTTCTTTGCCAGCCGCCAACATTGCAGCTAGTCCCCTCACTTTATGAACAAAAATGTCAAATTCAGTGAGCAATGTCGCCGCTGAATTAAGACCAGTCCAATAATGACGGAAACTGTCATAAACAGTTTGCAAACTGCTCATGCCCCAGCCATAATTCCTTTGACGAATGCGATAGGGAAGCCAGTCCCCATCAAAACGCAAAATCCTATCTTTATGGATGTAAGTGAGCGTTGGCTCGTTAATCAAATCTCCAGAGATGATCTGATAATAAGTTGCCTTGGAATAGTCGTATAGGTTTTCTTCGTTGATAACTGGGGCAATTTGCCATCGGTCAAGGCATTCAATTTCTTCAATGCGACGGATGTTACGTTTATCGACAGGCATATAAGCGGGACGCCCATCGTCAATAAAGAGAAGTAAACAAGCACCCCCGTAAAGGCGGGCGTTCTTGGCTGCGAGGTTGAGGTGTTCGAGGATGTAGAGGTCTTCAATCGTCTGCTCAATGCCTTGTACTTCCTCGGCTCTTACGCCGTCACCACCAAACAACACTTTAAAGCCCTTGCGGGTGGCTTGATCGGCATAAATGTCAACAATGCGACGAGGCAGCCATTCACCATAGAGATTTTCAAGCTCTTCTTGCGCCAGGAAGACAGTGGCAGTGGTCTTGGTGTACTGGCTCTTGTCACGGCCCGTCCCCATGCCAATCAGCACGTTTTGAAGGCCATCTGCGCGAATGCCACCTGCCGTAGCATGGCCCAGATCAATTGCTTCGCCTTCCATAACGAACGCTAATGGCTAAGTTGTATTGCTTCTAGTCTAATTCCTGGATAGATTGGCTGGAGATACTGGCCATTCTGTCCATGCCAGAGCCTATTGCTTTTGTTTTCACAGAAGAGCAGCGCCAGCGTGCTCGCGCTGAAGCCTTGCGCAGGCAAACACTGAATGAGCGTCAATGCAGAAAAAGTCGGAACAATGGTGGGGAAAAAGCGGAGAAAGGGGAACTGGCCCTTCGCTACCATCTTTTAGGGGCTGCAGGTGAAATGGCAGTGGCATCTTATCTTGATATAGAACATGAATTATTTAAGGACG